CGAAAGGCTGTATCATTTGTTGACAAGTAGCGGAACTTTTGAGTGTAATAATACCATACTATATGATTACAATGCTTGTATCGATCATTCATAAATAAAATATATTAATGTATATATAAATGGAGATTTCAGTTGCTGGATACAAAATTAGTTTAGTCACGTTGTTACTCATTGGATTAGTTATGTTCATTTTGACTGGTCACACACTTTGCGGATGCTGCGAGGTTCAGGGGTTTGAAGGGTTCACTGAGGGGTTTGTTGAAGGTGCCAGTAAGATGACGGGGGTGATGGCTGACGAACCAACCGCTAAAAAGGGCGCTGTCAAACAAAATAAAATGTAAAAGAAACAATACATTCACTATATAATAAATATATTCGTAACCAAATACGAATATATTCTTCTTTTAATATATGACGAAAGTGAAAAGGAACTTGAGGAAAAGCATGAGGCGTACTACCAAACAAAGGCAAAAATCTAAACGTTCCGTTAAATCTAGAAAGTTAAGGAGGCAAACAAGAAATAGAAGATCTAAGATGCGTGGCGGAATGGATATAAAAACAATCGGGGGTTTTATAGCTGCGTTGTTCACTATTGTCAAAAACGATACAGATTTTATTGAGAAAAATAGAAACGATAACATCGAATTTGGACCTGAGAAACAATTCGACGTTGTAAACGAATACGCAGTTGTTTTACAGGAAAAGATTAACGATCCCAGTTTCAAAGATTCAGAATTAAAAGGTTTTAATCTTCCTGAAGTTTTGCATTATATTGAAGAGAAAAAATCAAAAGATAATATAGATTCTATAGATGCTATGTTAGATGCTGAGATCCCCAATGAATATATTGTTGAACCCAAAGAAAGCTATTCTGAAGTTAATACTGAAGAAAAATATTTTGATGCTAATGAAGATCTCTAGTTTATAACTAATGCACGATGCGACGGAATCGAATTACACGCATAGTTGTAAAAGAAATAAGCAGTAGGGCTTATTAATGCCGGTTTCAAAGTATCAACAATGTAATGGTTGTGGGATATATTCTCAATTGCAAGATACTTGAAGTTAAACTTGTTTGCAATTTCCCAAAAACACATTTTGAATCCCTTGACAAATACATCATCTGTTTCACAATGATTTACCGACCCAATACAAGTTAGCACCTCTTTGTTAGCCTCGATTGTTACACATGTTTTTCTAAAAAAATACGCCGCAACAATTTCGTTGCCTGTTAATAAAACAGATATAAATATATTATTTGTATCTAGAAGCGTAACAATATTAGATGATTCCGCCATAACAACCAGATCAAAGTCGTCGACTATATGCTGGTTTAAAAAGCTGTGTAACATGTGATAGTTTTTTTTGGTGATGTTCTCAATTTTAAACCTCGAATGAAGTTGTGTTTTTCGCAGACGATCGAGAGAATACCCGTAGGTGCTGAATATACACAACGGAACAATTCCTGTTAACTGGTCTTCTCTCTTGAACAATGAAACTGGTCTTTTATTGTTTGTCATATGTAACATATTGTAGTTGTGTGTTTGAATCAATTGTGGAGCAATCCCCTGGTTCCTGTTTAATACATCGACACACAAATAATCAACATAATTAACATCAAACGTCAGACTTTTTACTCTTACATGGGATGGTCGCGTTGTCATTATTCCAATGATTGAATTGTCGTCAATTGTGTTGCCAGTTTTCATATCTAACATCAATTGTTGCTTGGTATAAAACGAAAACATTGGCTCTGAGTTATGTCCAGTGAAATAAGGGACTATGTTATCCTTCTTCGGATAAAATATATTGTCTCCATTTCTATGATAATTTGACTGAATGAAATTCACCATATTGGTTGTTTGAATATCCGAAAGTGAAGTATAAGTTTTGATATTGGTCAGGTTCGTATATTTATTTTCGCTCGGCAGACCTTTTGAAATGATGGTAGGACTCATGAATAAATACCAAAAATCATATACATGAAATACGGGTTGAATAATCCAGAATCCATATTTGTTCTTTACATATACTATAATGAATGCGAGAATTACAAATAATACAACAAATATACATGCCATAGTGTTTAAATCCATGTTTAATAATACCATACCTTGAAATATATTTTTACTATTATATGTAAAAATATAACTTATTCAATCGATTGCTTTGATTATTCTCTCGAGAAGATATACAAATACTGAAATTCATAAGCACAATGAACAAGATTTATCTTATCACGCAATACAAATCCAGCATCCTTCGCCTCGTTTACGATTACTTCTAAATCGTCCATATGTAAAACCTGCTCTTGTTTGCGTACTTTACCATCATTGAACTTAAACTTCTCTTCAAATGTCGCAGTATTATTTTGTTTATCTAAATTAAAATCAGAAGTATACACAAATTCATTGAATGTAATCTTGGTGGTTGTAATTCTCTCCTTTGCATATTTCTGTGCTGATACAATTTGAAGTGGGTTTCCAGGCGGGAGAATTGGATCGAATTTTTCAGGGTTCACCAAATGAACAATTAGAAAACCGCCGGGTTTGAGCCACTCCATACAATTATTGAAAAACTGGTGTCTATCATGTAAATAATAGAGAGAAAAGTACATACATGTGATGTGAGTGAAGGAGCCATTGTTAAATACATTAGTGTTTAAAACATCCCCTTTAACAAACTTGCAATCAGGGAAATTGGCCTGTGCTTTCTTTACCATCGCTGCTGATTTATCAATACCAGTCACTTTGAGACCTTTATCGGTTAATAATTTCACATGATGTCCCGTTCCGCTGCCTACATCAAGAAAGACGCTGTCATTGTTAACATTAGTTTTTTCGACAATCTTGGTAATCTCATAATCGTTCTTCAAGTCATTGTAAACTAAAAGATCATAGATTTCTGAATATAGCTCATCGTAAACATCATCACCCTTTTTCAATACGTATTTCTCAAGTTGTTCGTAACCTTCACGTTTAGGCATCTTGAATATCAAGATCAAAACGAGAAATAGTGATAAGAAAACTAATATTTTCCCATAATTTGATAATTTATTGAAAGTCTTTATAATATTCATTTTGCTCTATATGTAATATAGTTATTTTTTTTGTGTATATTTTATCTATATGTCGTCGGATATAGAAATAAATGACATACGTGCCCAACAAGCATTTAAAACAATAACGTTTTCAAAATTCAAACGTTCCGATGTGAGGAAAGAATTACTAAATAGCTTGATACATGCAAAAATAGAGTCGGCTTGTTATTGGAGTGCGGAACTCGTTTGTGCTGGACATTACAGCGATATATGGGAGATTGTGATTCTCTTTTATTCTAAATATGTTCATATTGGTAACCCAAAGATTGCAATTTACCTAGAACTTCGTGTGAACCAATTCAAGGATGTAATATCAAATGGGTACGGAGGAGAAGAGATTAAGTTGCGTAACAATCCAAAAATCCGTCGTTTGTTCTGCGAGATAATGTGTGTTTTATGCGATGCAAAACGCAAACATAGCTTCGACACTATTAAAATAAACAAGCAGGACTTTAACTTGACAAACATGTCGTCGAGATTTAACGCACCAAATGTCACGTTTATAGACGGGGTTTTTAGGGAAGATGACCCCAAAGAGCTGTTTGTTGCTATAAATGAACTAGCATTTTGCGTATCTAACGAGGGAAAGAATATAATAGATGCATGTTATTGGATAGAATGGATAATTGAATATGAGACCATTTGCAAACAGAAGAAGGAAAAGTGTTTTTGTGAGAAACGGACATATATTCAAGTAGAAACAAAATTGCAAGGAGATATAATCTGGTTAGTCTGGGACGTTTTCAAGAAAGAGTCTGAATCACGCAATAATCCGTTCATTATAAAGGTCATCAAATCGCTGTTAACGTTGTTCACATTGAAATACACAATCGGATGCAACCGCAAACGAAAATATTTAATGTATTTTATAGTTTCATTGTTGTGTGAACCAATTTCAAATGATGAAGAGATCATTAGAGAAAAACAAAAGGATATAATTGCAAATATTATTTCAAAAATTGACATGGTTTATAAACAAATTAAGAAAAACGAGGAGTCTCCGGGTACAGATTACATGTTCAAAGATTTATCTAGTAATTTAGATAAGACGATTGAAAAACTAGAGAAGATGAACACATTTGGATCTACATTTGTTCCAAGGATAAACAACTAACGTTTCTCTATATTATAATACTTTGTTATTATATGTCAGACTACACTATAAAATCAAAATCAAAATTAAAATCAAAAAGAAGCATTAAACTAAAAAAACTGCATGATATTGGTATGTTGTCGTCGTCTAATACTACCAGACGTAGAAAACCAGTTTTCAAATCAAATATAGATATAAAGGATGATTTTTACTCTCATATAAACGATGATTGGATCAAACATTATAATCTTGGCGATGAACAACAATATATTACTCAAATAGATGATTTTTTTATAGTCCAAGATAAAGTGTATCGTGAATTGTTAGATATAGTAAAAAATTATACAAATACACATGATAACAATAAATCAAAATGTATAAGCAAATTCTATAAATCTATAAGAGATTTGAATACTATCGAACAATCGCGTAAACATGCCAATGCGGTTTTAGAAAAGATAAACTCACTTAGAGAAGATAAATCTAATTTATGGGTTTTGCTTGCAATGATAAACTCAAATGAATTTGTATCATCTGGTTCGCCTTTTGTCTGGTCTATCTATGCAGATGATAAGGACCCAGGTATAAATAGATGTTATATTGATTATCCTATATTAACACTAATTGATGATGATCTATACAATGATGATTATGACCACATGAGTAAAACTGATGCTAAAAACCAACGTGATTATAAATCTCATTATATGAAATACCTTAGTGAATTATTTGCAAATGCATTCGGACCAGACCATAAATTCAATGTAGAGGACATTTTTAAAATAGAGAAAAAATTAGTTGATGCAAATAATTATAATAAAATAAAAAACGAAGATGCAGATGGTTATAATCTTGTAACAGCCAATGAATCTCTCGATAAATATGGTTTTGATTGGATAACCTTTAGTCATGCACTTGGGTTCAGTAAAACCCCTGCGTTTTTTATAACCGATAGTCTGAATTATCTGCAACGCGTGTCAAAAATACTCGCGAGTGAATGGGACACTGAGCAATGGAAAACATATTGGGTTTACCTTTTTATCAAACAACAGCAGAAATTTAATATCGACGGCCATGTTATAAATTATAAATTTAATGGAAAATACGTAGCTGGTCAAGATTATGAAATAGGTAGGGAGTTGTTTCCTATATATGGTCTTAGTTATGCATTCAACTCATTTTTGACACACGAGTATGAAAAATTAGCTAAAACCAATGAACAGCAAAAAAACTACGAGTATATAGAGAGAACAACAAAGGAATTGCTAGTAATTTTTAAACGTATTCTACAAGAGAACACTTGGCTTCATTCGGAAACAAAAAAATACGCATTACAAAAATTAGACGCCATAAAATTAGAAGTAGGATTGCCTAAACATGTGATAGAAGATCCCTTGTTAGATTATTCAGATGACGATATATGGTCAAATATATTAAAATTATCAGATTGGAAACATAAACATAAATTGACCTTGGAGGGCAAGAATATCGGAGATGTTCCTGAAATAGATTGGACGCTGACACCTCCGAAATTAACTGGTACTCAGGCGTATGTTGTAAATGCTTACTATACTGAAACAACCAATAAAATAACAATTCCGTTAGGATATATACAAAAACCATTTATAGATTTGGAGAGAGGAATGGAATATAATCTTGCTTATATGGGGTTCACACTTGCACATGAAATATCGCATGCACTTGATGACCTAGGTAGCAAATATGATGAGAATGGTAAATTAAAAGACTGGTGGACATATAATGACCGCAAAAAATTTAATGCTCTGCAAAATGACATTATCAAACAATATGAAACATTTGCTTTATATGATGGGATAAAGTTTGATGCGACACCTAGTATAGGCGAAGACATAGCTGATATCGTTGGACTAAAAATATGCGTTGAGTATCTTTTGGAATATCATGCGAATAAATCGTCACCACAATCGATACAAAAGAGTTCTTTTGAAACATTTTTTAGCTTCTATGCTATCCAACAGCGTCAGATAATAAAGAAACATGCTCTGGATATACAATTGAAAACCAATCCACACCCCTTGGATAAATATCGTACGAATGTACCATTGTCGCGTATTCCTTTATTTAGGAAGATCTATGAAATTCAGAAAAAAGATAAAATGTACTGGCATTCTTTAAATTGTATTTGGTAATTATATATCATAGTTAAATCTTTTTTTGTCAATTATATATATAATGAACTACTCACTTAGCCCAGCTTCTGTTGGTGGTCGTAC